TCTCAACTATGATCGAGAAGATCCTAGGTGTAACGCTCTTTAAGAGGTTGCAGTCCCACTTCTCGAGCGCCTCGGGCATAACTGTGTGGTTTGTGTAGGCAAAGGTGTTCTGAACTATGTGCCAAGCCTTGTCCCACGAATAGCCGCAGTCATCGAGCAGAACTCTCATAAGCTCGGGGATAGCAAGCGTCGGGTGTGTGTCGTTTATGTGTATAGCCACCTTCTCGTGCAGGTTGTCAAGCGTGCCGTAGGTGTTCATATGCTGGTTAACTATGTCGCCGATAGATGCAGCACACATAAAGTACTGCTGCCTTAGCCTTAAGCTCTTGCCCTCCTGATGATTGTCGTTAGGGTAGAGGACCTTTGTGATAGCCTGCGACATGATGTTTCTGCCGAGCGCCTTTGAGTAGTCGCCCTGATTGAACATAGGCATATCAAAGCTTGCTACCTCAGCCTTCCAAAGCCTTAGCTTTGAAACAGCCTTTGAGTCATAGCCCGAAACATACATATCGTAAGGAACAGCCAGAACTGTTGTGTAATTCTCGTGTGTTACGCAGTGGTACTGATTGTCCCAGTACTCCTTAAGCTCGCCGTCAAAGTGTACCTCGATAGCCTTGTCGGGGTAGGCCCTCAGCCATGAAGAGCCGCCGGGCAGCCAGTTGTCGGGAAGCTCGGTCTGCCAGCCCTCCTCGAGCTTCTGCTTGAATATGCCGTATTCGTAGCAGATCGAATAGCCCGTTGCATGATAGCCTGTAGCCGCAAGCCCGTCAAGATAGCAGGCTGCAAGCCTTCCGAGACCGCCGTTGCCGAGGCCTGCATCAGGCTCCTGCTCGTAGATCGAGTTTATCGAGATGCCGAATTCGTTTAGGACCTCTGTTGCCTCGTCGATCATTTCAAGGTTGTAAAGGCTCGTTTTGAGCGAGCGCCCCATAAGGAACTCCATTGACAGGTAGTAGACCTTCTTCTTGCCCGCCGAGTGTGTAGCAACGGTGAATTTGCGCCTCTTATCCTTAAGTATGCCTACAACGATGCTTGTGAGCGCACCGTAGACCTGCTTGTCAGACGCATCCTCAGGAGTGGTCTGATAATCGTTGTGCATTTCGCTGACAAATCTCTCCTTGAGCTCCTTTGCCGAGATCGTTTTGCTTACTGTTTTTGCCATATAAAAACCTCCCAAATAAACTGCCGAGCGTGCCGGCTGTCAATAAATCTCTTTTATTATACACCATTTTGCCCTTTATTACAACAAAACTAATTTAATAAATAAATATATGTAACTAAAGGCGGGAAGGTGTCAGATCCCGCAGGGCTATGCCAAAACCTGCGTTTTTGCATAGTACCACACTCTATTATTATAAACCAAACGCCCAAAAAAAGTCAAGTCAAAACCATAGCCCCGCCCCAAATTTATTGAAAATTTACAGAACGTCTTCATTTTTTAATACATTTTTAATAAATTCTACGAAAACGTTTGCGTAAATTTTTGCGTTTTTAAGCGACGTGTTTACATTTTATGGAAATTTCTTCGTTTTTCCGGTCATTTGTTGCATACTGCTTTTGTGCAATGCTACAAAAAACGTGATTTTTGAAAATTTCTCTCTCATTTGTTGCATCAAAATATGCAACAAACGGGGGTTTTGGCGCTGTTAGTGAAAGGAGTTTTTTCAAACAGCAAAAATGAGACTAGGATAAATGAGAATTTACAGCGGCTTTGCCGCTGTAAGCAGTGAATAATGAATAGTGAATAGTGAAAAATGAATAATTGAGGTATCGCCTTCGGCGATGTTATTTCTTAAAATAAGCGATTTCGCTGCCTTAACAAGCCCGAATGGGCATCTGTCGGCGCAGCCGACACCATAATTATTCACTATTCACTATTCATTATTCACTATTCACTGCTTGTGGGGCGAAGCCCCACAAATTCCAATTTACCCTATCATCAACACAAAAGCTAAAACGCTGACCAAATTTGAAAGGAGTAATTTTTATGCAAATATTCCCAAACAAGATCCCGCCAGAGACAGTTGAAAGGTTCTGCCTGAACCTGTTTGTCTGCTCCTCGCCGATAGAGGCTGCAAGAAGGACGGGGATAGAGGAGAGCGTTGGTATCAAGCTCTCACTCTCACGCAGGGTGCAAAGACGCCTTGCAAAATACCATAGGTCGCATGAGCTGACCCTTTATAAGGCAAGAGCAGGCCTTGAACGCTTGGCGTTCGGGCGGATAAACGATGCGGCAGAGCTTGCGCTCTCGGGCGAGGAGGAAAACTTCTCCCGCTATGACGGCGCAGACCTCTTTAATGTGTCGGAGCTCAAGCGTGTAAAGGGGGGCGGCGTTGAGATAAAGTTCTTTGACCGCTTAAAGGCAATAGAGCAGCTCATCGCCCTTGACGAGGTCATTAGGGGCAATACCTCAAATGATGAGTTCATAAGGGCGTTCGAGCAGGCGGTCACTGAGGGCGGTGAGCAGGGTGATGAGTAACAAGAGAAGAGCCTTTATCCGCTACTCAAAAAAGCAGCAGCTTGTAATGAGGTGGTGGAAGGAGCCCCGCTATAAGCATTTTGATGCTATCCTCTGCGACGGCTCGATCAGGAGCGGGAAAACGACCGCTATGTCGCAGTCCTTCCTCATCTGGTCGATGATGTGCTTTGAGCGGCAGTCCTTTGCCCTGTGCGGCAAGACGATAACCTCGCTTAAGCGAAACGTTTCCGACGGGCTTATCGAGTTTGCCCGCAAAATGGGTATGACAGTTGAGGTCAAGGCTTCAAGGAACTACTTCGATGTCCTGAGCGGGCGGCATAAAAACCGCTTCTTCCTCTTCGGCGGTAAGGACGAGGGCTCGGCATCGCTCATCCAGGGCATCACGCTTGCAGGGGTGCTTATCGACGAGGCTGCACTTATGCCAAGAAGCTTCATAGAGCAGGCTGTTGCCAGATGCTCTGTTTCAGGCTCGAAGCTCTGGCTAAACTGCAACCCCGAGGGTGAGTACCACTGGCTCAAGCGTGAGTGGATCGACAAGGCGCAGGAGAAAAAGCTTTTGCACCTTACCTTCACCCTGGAGGATAACCCCTCGCTCTCAGACGAGATCAAGGCACGCTACCGCAGGCTCTACAGCGGCGTTTTCTACGAGCGCTTCGTGCTCGGGAAATGGGTCAGCGCCGAGGGGCTCGTATACCCGATGTTTGACAAGAGCCGCTGCACCTTTGCAAGAGCCCCCGAGGGGATCTCACGCTATGCCGTAAGCTGCGATTACGGCACCGTAAACCCTACAAGCATGGGGCTCTGGGGCGAGAGCGGCGGCAAATGGTACAGATTGTCGGAATACTACTACGACTCACGCCGTGAGGGAAGCCGCAGGACTGATGAGGAGCATTACTCTGCACTCGAACGCCTGTGCTCGGGCAGAGAGATCGAGCGGGTGATAGTCGACCCTTCCGCATCATCGTTTATCGAATGCATCAAGCGGCATAAGCGCTTTAAGGTAACATCTGCGAAAAACGATGTGCTCGCCGGTATCGGCAGGGTCTCCGACGCACTCGCCTCCGGTAAGGTCTTGGTGAGCCTTGACTGTAAGGACACGCTGCGTGAATTTGCCCTCTACCGCTGGGACGGCAAGGGCAAGGACGCCCCTTTGAAGGAAAACGATCATGCGATGGACGATATCCGCTACTTTGTATCGGAATATCTCACGGGCAGGGAGGATAGCTTCTTTGTCCTGGCGCTCGACAGATGACCCGGGCGCTGAAAATCAAAAGAAAGGAGAAATGCCAATGAGCATTTTCAAAAGCGGGCGTAAAGCACCCGCAGAAGGCGCCGTAAAGGCGTTTGAAAACAGCGGCGGCACACTCGGCGGCGGCTTTAAGGTCAGCTTCGGCGCTGACGGCTTTGAGGCGGGGCTGTATGAGCAGCTTCGTGACAATGTGCCTGTAATTGATGCGTGCATATCAAAGATAGTGCGCTTGGCGGGCGATTTCAAGCCGGTGTGCAAAAGCGAAAGGAGCCGGCGCCTGCTCGATGAGTTTGCCTACAGCGTGCCCGTCGGGGTGTCGGGGCGCTCGCTCTACACCTTTGCGGATATGTATTTAGACACGCTGCTTACCTACGGCAAATGTATCGCCGAATACACGGTCGACAGCAAGACAGGTCAGCTTTCCTCACTCTTTGTGTGCGACCCCGAGCTTTTCGAGGTGCTGCCCGACAAGGTGACGGGGCAGCCGGTGTTCCGCTTTCGGGGCAGTAAGAAAACGGTCGATTTCAAAAACCCTGAGCGTATTCTTTATACAGCCCTCAACCCCACGCCCAAAAGCCCCTCGGGGCGCTCGATACTTAAGGGTATCCCCGTACTTGCCGATATCCTTACAACGATCTATTCGTGTATCGGCAATAACTTTGACCGTGCGGGCAACCTGCGCTATGCCGTTACCTACAAGCCCGCAAATGAAGCTGATATTCAGTTTGCCCCGCAGCGTGCAAAGGCTATAGCCGAGCAGTGGACGCAGGGTATGCAGGCAGCCAAAAGCGGTGTTATGAAGGATTTTATCGCCGTGGGCGATGTCGGCATAAAGGTCATAGGCGCAGAGAGCGGGCTTATAGATACCGAGATACCCGTGCGCCAGCTTATCGAGCAGATGATCTCAAAGCTCTCTATCCCGCCTTTTTTGCTGGGGCTCAACTGGTCAAGCACCGAGCGTATGGCGTCGCAGCAGGCTGATATACTCACAAGCGAGCTTGAATATTACCGCCGCCTGCTCACCCCCGTACTGCTTAAGGTCTGCAAGAGCTTTCTTACCCTTGCGGGTGAGGACAGCGAGGTGGAGATAAGCTGGGCAAACATCAACCTTCAGGACGAGGAAGCGCTCGCCCGTGCAAGGCTCTACAACTGCCAGGCAGATGAGATAGAGCACAGACTGAACACATCGAAAGGAGATAACTGATCATGGACATCAATGAAAGCACTAAGGGCTTTGAGCTGACAGACGAGGTAATGGAAAAGATAGGCAGGTTTTCAAGAAAGCCGCTTAGCAAGGATAAAGTCTATGCCTTCCCCGTAACGCTTTGCGATAACGAGATCGACCGTGACGGCGAGAGGTTTTCGGTGGGGTCTATCGAGAAGCTTGCCGCCCTCTTTGTCGGCCGCACGGGCATCTTCGACCACGACCCCAAGGGCAGGAACCAGACTGCACGTATCTTCGACTGCAAGGTCGAGACAGATGAAGGCAGGCTCACCTCCTACGGGGAAAAATACGTAAGCCTTACCGCCTATGCCTATATGGTGAGAACGCAGGCAAACGAGGCACTTATCGAGGAGATAGATGCAGGCATAAAGAAGGAGGTCAGCATAAGCTGCTCGGTCGCAAAAAAGACCTGCTCTGTCTGCGGGCGTGACATCTATAAGGACCCCTGCTCGCACATCAAGGGCAGAAGCTACAGCGGCGTTAAGTGCTATGTTACCCTGGAGGAGCCGACAGATGCCTACGAGTGGTCGTTCGTTGCCGTTCCCGCACAGGTGAATGCGGGCGTCAAAAAGACCTTCGGCGGCGAGCCCGAGCAAAGGTGCGCGACTGACGCTTACCTTGAAAAGATCAAAAGCGACTATTACCTCCTTCACTCGGCATTTTGTAAAAGGGTCGAGGCACTTTTGGAGTATTCGGGGCTCATGAAGAGCTTTATCCCCGATATAGTCAGACAGATGCCCGTAAAAGAGCTTATTGATATGGAAAGGTTTCTCAAAAAGGAGCTTACAGTAAGCGAAAGGCCGCAGACAGAGGCTTTAAGGGCAAAAAATGAAAGCTACAAAACTAAAAACTAATTTAAAAACAGAAAGGAAAATGAATTATGAATTTTGAAAACATCAGACTTGAAAAGGAACTTTACGGCATAACAGGCAAGAGCTTTACAAAGGCTCTCACAGACCTTGACCCCGATGAGAACTACGCAGGCACAGCCCTTGAGGGGCTTGACGCATACGAGAGACAGCTCAAGCGCTTTGACATCAAGGTGTCGGGCAGGGATTGTGACAGGGTAGAGAAATTCTTCCTGACCACCGAGTCGGCAGTGCTCTTCCCCGAGTTTGTAAGAAGGCAGATCAAGAAGGGGCTCGATGAGACCTCTATCCTCCCCGACATTTCGGCTGCTACCTCTTATATCGACGGCGTTGACTACAGGGCGCTCGTTATGACAGAGTCGGGCTCCAACACGGTCGCCGAGGGCGGCACGCTGCCTTCTACTACCGTAGCACTTGCGGCAACTGCTACAAGGCTCACAAAGCTTGCAAGAAAGCTCTCCTGCACATACGAGGCTATCAGAAAGCAGAGGATCGAGGCGTTCGGCATAGCCCTTCGTGCACTCGGCGCACAGATCTCAAAGAGCTGCAACGAGCTTGCGGCGACAGCCCTTGCTAACGGCATCACAAAGACAACTATCGCAGGTAATACGCTTGCGTATTCTGACCTTGCGGCTTTCTGGGCTTCTATGACAGATGCGAATATGGACGTTATGCTTTGCAGCCCCGCAGTAATGGCGCAGATCCTGGCACTTGACGAGATGAAGTATGTGGTGAGCGACTATATGAAGACAGGCCGTGCAGTAACGCCCTACGGCGTAACGCTTGTAAAGTGCCCGTCACTTGCTTCCTCGGGCGACATCGTTGGTATCGACTCGACAAAGGCCGCCGAGGTGATCTTCGGCTCTGATGTTACAGTCGATACCGACAGGCTTCTCTCAACACAGAACAGAGAGATCTCCTGCTCGGTGCTCATAGGCGTTGCGAGGGTATCTAACAATGCCGTGAAGGTGCTTGCTACAGTTAAAAACTAAGCATTAAGCTAAGGCAGGGGCTGCACCATGCAGCCCCGGGCCTTATATATTCTGCAAGGAAACGGAGGAATGGATCTTGATAATGATCGACAGGGCAAAGGTGACAGCACTTTTTATGCGCCTTTGCACAATACCGAATGAGGAGAGAGACAGCCTTGAGGAAATAGTGGAGAACGCTTGCTACTTCGTTGCAAAAAGGCTTTCAAACGACACGCTCGTTACCGATATGGAGAGGGTGGAATTTGCCTGCGCCGCCGTGGCGGTTTATGACCGCACGCTTTTAAAGCTGATAGCCGACAAGACGCTTTGCACCGCCGACGGGCGGCAGGCACAGAGCTATAAGGACAGCGACTCTTATAAATACGCCGTCAAGCTGCGTGAGCACGCAATAGCTTCTATAAGCGATATCTGGGAGGGCGGCGGCTTCTCCTTCAAGGCGGTAGAGGGGTGAGGATAATGGCTCAAAGGATACTTAGAGAGGTAAACAAAGCCCTCACCTGCGGGGGCTTTAAGCTGATAAGCGTATGCCAAGACCCAAAGCGTGCGCCGCTGCGTGCAGTGCCGATAGCCTTTTCATCGCTTAGCGAGGTCGCCTTGAAGCAGACGGGCTTCACGCTTGATTCAAACGAAAGGCGGCAGCTTTTGAGCGTGACGGTAAGGTGCGAGCTTATGGGCGCACAGGGCGACTGCTCTGACAGAGACAGGCTTATCGAAATGGCTCAGGGCGTGCTTGAAGCGCTCACGGACAGGGGCTTTGAGGCGGCACTAAGTGACAGCCTTAAGATAAACGGCGCCCTTTCAAGAGCCTCGTGTACGCTTACAGCTAAGAAGTCTGTAATAATACCGAGGG